GCTGGCGAGGGCTTGACCGACCAGACTGTTGAAGAGGCGCGGCAGCTGCGCGCTGGACAAGTCGAGGATGACAAGGTGACGCGAATGCGCGCGTGGATTCTGCGACACCGTGGCGATTGGGAAGGCGTACCTCGCAACAGCAACGCAGACGATGCGGACTTCCCAGGACCAGGCGCGGTTGCCGCGTATCTTTGGGGCGTTGATCCCACAGCAGAGAACGGCGCAGATCGCGTCCTAGAATGGGCAGATGGCGTCTTGGCGCCACTGGCCGAAGAAGAGAGGTTTGACGTGAAAGAACTTGAGACGCGCGCCCTTCCGATGGGCGAGTTCACCGTCCGAGAAGACGAAGACGGTCAGAAAACCTTCACTGGCTACGCCGCGCTCTTTGGCGCACCGTCGGCTGGACTTCCGTTCACCGAGGTCATCGCTCCAGGCGCCTTCCGTCGCACGCTCTCGCGCGTTGCTGACGGCAAGAAGATTGTCTCCTTCCTGTTTGGTCACGACGAGACTCGCGCACTTGCAACGACTGCAAGCGGCCGACTTGCGCTGACCGAAGACGAGCGCGGCTTGAAGGTTGAGGCTCGCCTTGACCCAGCCGATCCAGACGCCGCTGGCGTGATCTCCAAGTTGACATACGAGGCTGTTGCAATGGGAATGTCGTTCGGCTTTACGATCCCAAAGAACGGCGACGAGTGGGACGAGGACACCCGCACGCTGCGCGAAGTCAATCTCTTTGAGGTGAGCGTCCTCTCTGCAGGACAGACTCCCGCCTACCCAGCGACGCTGGGTCTTACCTCCGTTCGCAAGGTCGCGTCCCGAATGGGCGTAGACGGCGACCGGCTTATCACAGCCATCGAGTCCTTGAAGTCGGCGCAACCGCTGACCGAAGAGGACGTCGAGGTGATTGAAACCGTCACGGAGAAGTTGGCTCCGAAGCGCACAGTGCTGGACCCGTCCATCGCTCGCGCCAAGTTGCTGCTCGCCGAGATGGAATCAGAAACGCTCTAGAAGCCACGAGACCCCGCCCCGCTGCGCTAGTACGCAAGCCCGCGATCAGGTCATCCCGCTAGGCGAGCCGCAACATTGTGGAAACCAATAAAAAAGGAGACAGAAATGTCAGACGTTAGGAAGCTACACGAGAAGCGTGCTTCCCTCTTGACCGAGGCTCAGTCCATCGTGACTGACCTTGCCGAGAAGGGCGAGTCGCTTGAGGGCGAGTCACAGGCTCGCTTTGAGAAGTTGACCTCGGAGGCTGCAACGGTTGCGGCCGCGATCCGTTCGGAGAAGGATGCCAGCGAAGCACGAAGCGCTGCTGATGCAGTTCGCGCTGAGTACGCCACGGCAATCGCTCCTAAGGTCGAGAAGTCCGAAGGGTCAAACGACGAACTCCGCGCACTTGCTCGCTTGGGCGGGTCGCAGACGTTCGAGTACCGCGATGTCTCACGCAGCACTGGCCTGGGCAACCCAGTCACCATTGCTGACCGCGTGAACGTTGTTGCGGCACAGTTCAACCCATTCATTGACCCAGCGATCGTCACGGTCGTTCGCACAAGCACCGGCAACAACATTCAGTTCCCACGAGTCACGGCTCTTGGAACCGCTGGATCAGTTTCTGAGGCTGGCACAATCGGCGAGTCGGACGGAACGCTCAGCGCGCTGTCCCTCACGCCAGTCAAGTACGCGACCATCATTCAGGTCACCGAAGAGCTTGCCGAAGACGCAGCCTTTGACCTGAGCGCGATGATCGCCGAGAAGTGCGGCGCGGAAGTCGCAGTTGCTCACGGTGCATTCGCAGGAACCGCTGTTGCGGCTCAGGCTGGTGCTGGCGTGACTGGTGCAGGCACCACGGTCAACCCAACCTATACGGACCTTGCGAAGCTGAAGGCGTCTGTGAACCAGGCGTACCGACGCGCACCAAAGTCGGGTTGGTTGATGAACGACACGACGCTCGGCGTTGTGACTGGTCTCGTTGATACAACGGGCCAGCCAATCTTCCGCGCAGGCGATAGCAACACACCTGACCGACTGTTGGGTGCGCCTATCTACAGCGCAGCGTTGATTGACCTGACCGACGACACCGCAGGTTCAATCCTGTTCGGTGACCTCGGACAGATTTACACCGTCCTCGTGGGCGGCGTGTCTGTAGAAGTTTCGCGAGAGTTCGCCTGGAACTTGGGGCTTATTAGCTTCAAGGTTCAGGTGCGCGGCGCGACTGGGCTTTCGCAGGCCTCAGCCGTCAAGAGCTTCAAGTCAGCCAACGTCTAATCGTTTAGACGCTTAGGTTGAGCGGCAGGGAGTCGGGCTTCGGCTCGGCTCCCTGTTGCATTAGCGGGAGGGTTTATGGACATCTTCAAGAAACTCAAGGAACTGGTAGACGCTAGAATCAACGCAGAGGCACCAACGCGGCACGTAGAGCGTGCCGTAGTCATAAGGTGGGGCAAGACAGCCACCTTGAAGCGAACGCCTGTCAGCGGGCGGGAAAAGGGGAAAAGCGAGTGGCGGTAAGGGCGGCTCAGTACGCGGTCGGAAACACTGCGGTCCTTGTCGCCGTTGGCAACAGCGGCGGCTCAAAGGTCTACCTTCATTCGCACGGCGGTCAGAACCACGCGGTCTTCATCGGACCAGCCACCGTGACAGCGGCCAATGGCTTCGGACTCCACGACAGCCTGACCAACGAGTTCTATCTTCCTGAAGGTGAGCGCCTGTATGCTATCCATACCGACGCTGGTCCAGAAACTCTCTACGTCCTACAAACCGGAGGCATCTAAATGTCATACGCAAGTCTCGCCGAGTTCAAGGCTGCAATCGGGATCAGCGACAGCTCCGACGACACGGCGCTGCAGTCTGTCCTCGATGCGACCGACGCACTCATTGACCTTTACACCGATCGCAAGAACGGCTTTGGCACAGCGACACAAACGCGCTACTACACGGCAACCGACTACCAGTACGTCCTGATTGACGACCTTGTAAGCATCACGACGTTGCAGACGGATGACGACGGCAACGGCACCTACGAGACGACGTGGACGGTGGACACGGACTACAACCTCGCGCCTGGCAATGCCGCGCTTGATGGGTTTCCGTACAACGAGATTGACGTGTCGGTCAACTGGCCGCGCAACTTCCCACGCGACGTCTACCGCGGCGTCAAGGTGGTCGGCGTCTTCGGATGGCCCGCAGTGCCAAGCGCCGTGAAGCAAGCCGCAATCATTCAAGCCGGTGCAGTGTGGTCAAGCCGCACCTCGCCGTTCGGCGTAATCGGCTCGCAAGACCTCGGCGGCATCATCCGCCAGACACGCGCACTGCACCCTGAATCTCAAGTGTTGCTTGAGGCATACCGCAAGCGCGAAGGGCTGGCTCGCTGATGGCACTTGGCAATACCTTCAACATCACCATCAACCAGGGCGCAACCTTTGAGCTGACGATCACCTGGAAGGACTCGGCTGGCACCGCAATCAACCTGAGCGGCTACACGGCACGGATGCAGGTGCGCGAGACCTATTCGTCTAGCACCAGCATCGTCAGTTTGACTAACGCTGCTGGCATCACGCTTGGCGGGGCGGCTGGGACAATCGCCATTGCCATTTCTGCCACGACAACCGCTGCGCTCACCGCGCCATTCAGCGGCGTCTATGACCTTGAACTCGTGAGCGCAGGCGGCGTGGTGACGCGCCTCTTGCAAGGAGCAGCAACAGTTTCACCTGAGGTGACGCGATGACCGTAGAAGTTGACCTGACGCAGCAGATCATCTCGATCAACGACACGCGCACTGAGATTGTCGTTCAGGCACCTGGACCCGCAGGCGCGCAAGGTCCGACAGGTCCTGCAGGCGCAACTGGCCCAGCGGGTACCGCAGGTCCTGCTGGTTCTGCTGCCACCATTGCTGTCGGTTCGGTCACGCAGGGGACGGCTGTTGCCGTCACGAACAGCGGTTCCTCATCGGCTGCCGTATTCAACTTCGTACTTGTCAAAGGTGATAAGGGTGACACTGGCAACACTGGCTCGACAGGAGCTGCAGGATCAGCCGCAACGATCGCGGTTGGTAGCGTCACATCTGGCACCGCAGCCGCCGTCACGAACACTGGGTCTAGTTCCGCCGCTGTCTTTGACTTTGTTCTCGTGCCAGGTGCAACTGGACCAGCAGGATCAACCGGCGCAACAGGCGCTGCTGGCTCTGCAGCCACGATTGCAGTTGGCACCGTCACGCAAGGCACTGCCGTTGCGGTGACCAACAGCGGATCAAGTTCCGCTGCAATCTTTGACTTCACACTTGTCAAGGGCGATAAGGGCGATAAGGGCGACACAGGAAATACAGGGGCAACAGGCAACACGGGCGCCACAGGCGCAGCGGGTTCTGCCGCCACCATCGCCGTTGGCGCAGTCACGCAGGGTACTGCCGTCGCGGTGACCAATACAGGCTCCTCCTCCGCTGCGGTCTTTGACTTCGTACTCGTCAAGGGTGACACTGGCAACACAGGAGCAACTGGTGCGACTGGATCAACTGGTGCGGCAGGCTCAGCGGCAACCATCGCCGTAGGCAACGTCACGCAAGGCACCGCAGTTTCGGTGACCAATAGCGGCTCATCGTCAGCCGCTGTCTTTGACTTCACGCTTGTCAAGGGAGACAAGGGTGATACTGGAAACACAGGCGCGACAGGATCAACTGGTGCTGCTGCGACAATCGCGGTCGGCACGGTCATCACTGGAACGGCTGGCTCAAACGCCACTGTCACCAACGTCGGCAGCTCTGGCGCGGCAATCTTTGACTTCTCAATCCCGCAAGGCGTCGCTGGCTCAACAGGCGCGACAGGCGCGACTGGTGCAACAGGACCTGCAGGAACTGGCGTGCCGGTCGGCGGGACTGCAGGGCAGGTCCTCTCCAAGATCAACGCCACTGACTACAACACGCAATGGATTGACTTCACGGCTGGCACTGCCTCAACAGGCGGCGTGTTCGGCGTCACCACGCTTACGGACTCCGTAGCCTCGACCTCTACGACAACGGCCGCAGTGCCGAACTCGGTCAAGACTTCCTACGATCTCGCCACGACAAAGGCGAAGGTCAGCGTCGGCACGGCTGCTCCAGTCACGCCAAGCACTGGCGACGTCTGGGTAGATACTGCTGGAACGGCATCGGCAATCAACGCCGTCCCGCTCGCCGCACTGACTGGCACTGGCGCGATGATCTACGGCGCAGGAGCTGGTACGGCAGCGACACTTGCAATCGGCACTGCAGGACAGGTGCTAGGAGTCGCTGCTGGACTTCCGTCGTGGACAACGCTTGCAGCGGCTGGTGCTGACGTGCAGGAGTTCACAAGCAGCGGTTCGTGGGTAAAGCCTGCGGGCAAGAGTGCGGTCTATGTGATGTGCGTTGGTGGTGGCGGCGGCGGAGCGAGTGGAAATCGCTCCTTAGCAGATGCGTGTCTAGGCGGCGGCGGCGGAGTTGGAGGGATTATCACTCGTCGCTGGATTCCCGCGACCGCGCTCGCAGGAACCGTCACCGTCACGATTGGACAGGGTGGTGCAGGTGGTACTGCGAGCGCA